GACCGATACGTGGACAGGAGATCTCAAGATAGGTCCGGCTTGGAGCCGGACCGAGATCTCATCTCGTTGGCGCTACGTTTCAAAGCAGCGCCTTCAAGCGACACCGTACGGATTTGGCTTTACCGGGTTCGATTTCTCTACTCGGCAGAAGGCCATCATCGCAGCCCTTGGCATATCCAGGAGCGGCAAGTAGCATTCGCTACTACTCACAACTCAACAACAACTGAATATCACATTCAGAGTCTGGAGCTTTGCCATGTTTTCTGATCCTCAGTCCGTCTCGGTCAGTGGTTCCGCGAAGTCGCTTCCGCGCGTTAGCGTTGGAGCGAATACCGCCTCTTACAAGAGTGCGGACGGGAACCTGACGTACACGATCTCGCATTCCTACGGGAAGCGCGTGCGTCGTAACGTTCGACTGGACTTCCGCAAGGTTGCCGCCGATCCTCTTCTGGACGGCGTCTCTCGCCCTTATTCGATGTCTGCGTACATTGTGGTCGACCACCCTGACATTGGTTTTTCCAATGCTGAGATGGAGGCTAACACTAAGGCGCTCATCGATGAGCTGGCCGAGGCTGGCACTCTCACCAAGATCTTTGGTGGAGAGAGCTGACCTAGGCTACTTGTGGATGTGGATCCGGAGGGGGGTGTCTTTTCTCGTGGACCCAATCACCTTAACTACTAGTTCCGAAAGGAATCAAGCGGTTTTCGGCGGTCGGGACGAACACCACGAATGGAGATACCCCTCTCTGGTGACACATGCTGTTGTGATGAAGCTGGCGCAGTGCCATGTGACTCGCTTAGCCTATATGAAAGGCGGGAGCCAATGGAACAACTGCTAGAGCTCTGGCAGAAGGCCCTTGTTGAACTTGGGGCCAGATGTGACTGCAACAGCACCACCCACGATGTTAAGACCGTCGTGGGGCGGTTGAAGCACGAGGGTAATTCGTTTTTCACGATTACCCTTCCCTCTTTTGGAAAAGACTTCGAAAAAAGTCTGGACCAAGGTGGGATCTCAGCGGACCTCTTCAGAGGCTGGGCCAAGCATCCCGGTCTAGAGGAACCGAGGGTCCCCCGATTTTTGTCGGGGTTCCTTGAGCGTGTCTTCGATCGTAGGACTGGTCGATTGCTCGATGAGCCGGACGATGATGCGGTATTCGCCGTACGTCAGCTTTCGCTGATGTTTGCGAAAATTCTTCTTCCCTGCAGTGATGCTAGGGTCGAAGCCGCTATCCAAAGCTACATCGAGTGTGAGCAGGAAGTGAGACGAAGCGACGCTCAGGTGCCCTCCAACTTGTTGGAGGAGTTCCAAAAGGCGTCGTCGATCATGTACTCCGGGGTGTTCCAGCAGGTAGACGAAGACGTCTACTATGGCAGGATCGTCCCAAAGCATGGTCCGGGAGCTACCGCTGACCGAATCAAGGGCAACCTGAAATTCGATCAAACCGAATGGACTGACCGTTTGGAGAAAATTTTCCCATTTGGGGAATTCCTCGTTCCGAACTACAGGTACCATTTGGAGGTCCTCTCCCGTGTCTCTTTCCTCGAACCTGGAGCCGAACGGCCCGTCAGGGTTATTACGGTTCCTAAGACGCTCAAGACTCCACGAATCATTGCTGTCGAGCCTACCTGCATGCAATATGTGCAGCAAGGACTGATGGCAAAGTTCGTGGGATACCTCGAGTCCGAAGAGATTCGGACCACTCGTGGTATCCATGTCCGTAACCATGGTTACGGATACGTCGGATTTGAGGACCAATCTCCCAATCGGGAGATGGCCCGAATTGGCTCCCTCACGGGTAGCCTTGCTACACTCGATTTGAGTGAAGCATCCGATCGAGTCTCGAATCAGCTCGTACGCCTGATGTTCGAGCACTACCCTCACCTCGCGGAGGGGGTTGATGCTTGTCGCAGTCGGAAGGCTGATGTGCCTGGTCATGGCGTTATACGCTTGGCCAAGTTCGCGTCGATGGGTTCAGCACTCACGTTCCCTGTTGAGGCCATGGTGTTTTCTACCGTGGTCATGATGGGGATCGCTCGTGTGCTCAATCGCCAGGTGTCTGTGGAGCTCCTTGAGGAGTTCCGCGGGCAGGTGCGCGTGTACGGTGACGATATCGTCGTTCCGTCCGCGTATGCAGTACCAGTTTCCCAACTGCTCGAAACTTTTGGGTTTCGAGTAAATCGGGGCAAGTCTTTCTGGACAGGTATGTTCAGAGAGTCTTGTGGAAAGGAATACTTCCGAGGGCGCGACGTGTCTATCGCGCGCGTCCGGAGAATGCTCCCTTCCGAACTGGCCCACGTGGAGGAGATTATTTCGACTGTTTCGCTTCGGAACCAGCTATACATGCTGGGACTGTGGCAATCAGCGAAGTATCTCGACGACATCCTGGTGCGTGTTCTTAAAGGACACTACCCAAGGGTCGAAGAGACGTCTCCTGTGCTTGGCCGTGTAAGTGTAGCCTTTGGGTATGAAACCCAAAAGCTTCATCCTACACTCCATTCTCCCCTGGTTAGGGGATGGGTGGAACACTCTCGGCCTCCGGCTTCGCCGTTGACTGGAGTGGGTGCCTTGCTCAAGTGTTTGCTGAAACAAGGCGAAGAGCCGTTCGCTGACAGCAGACATCTCTCACGTGGAGGACGTCCTGATGCCGTCAACATCAAGCTCAGGAACGGTCAGCCATTTTAGTGGCTGATTCGGCTTAGCCGAAACGAG